AGCTGAGACTTAATCAATGGGTTAAACAAGCTGTAAGATGGATGCCTATGGATAAATGGGAGTCTTGCAAAGCAAACTTCAAACCAGAAGATTTGGAAGGCAGGGTTTGCTATGGTGGACTTGACCTTTCATCGACAACTGACATTACTGCTTTCGTACTTGTGTTTCCGCCAACGGAAGAAGATGAAAACTACTATGTTTTACCTTATTTCTGGATTCCTGAAGAGAATATGGAAGCAAGAGTAAACAAAGACCATGTTCCTTACGATCTTTGGAATAGAAAAGGCTTCATTGAAACGACTGAAGGAAATGTTATTCACTACGGTTTTATTGAAGCTTTTATTGAGGAGCTTGGGAAAAAGTACAACATTAAAGAGATCGCTTTTGATAGATGGGGTGCAGTTCAAATGACTCAAGATTTAGATAATCTAGGATTTACTGTGATTCCATTTGGCCAGGGTTTCAAAGATATGAGCCCTCCAACAAAAGAACTCATGAATTTGGTACTTGCAAAACAAATTAAGCACAACGGTAATCCAGTGTTGTATTGGATGATGGATAATGTTTGCGTAAGAACCGATCCTGCTGGAAATATCAAGATGGATAAGGCAAGATCGACAGAAAAAATTGATGGTGCTGTAGCAACGGTTATGGCACTTGATAGAGCTATTAGAAACAATGATGGGACTTCTGAGTCGGTATACGATTCAAGAGGTCTTTTGTTTATTTAGGAGGTAACAATGGGAATATTTAAAAACATATTCAAACCTAGAGATAAGCCGCAGAACAGAACTGCTGGATCAAGTTATACATTCTTAATGGGTGGAACAACCGCAGGAAAGACAGTAACTGAAAGAAGTGCAATGCAAATGACTGCTGTTTATTCTTGTGTTCGTATCCTTGCAGAAGCAGTAGCTGGACTTCCTCTTCATTTTTATAAATATGACGAGAATGGTTCAAAGCAAAAAGCACTAGATTCAAATCTTTATTACTTGCTTCACGATGAACCTAATCCAGAAATGAGTTCATTTGTGTTTAGAGAAACTTTAATGACTCACTTGCTTTTATGGGGTAATGCATATGCACAAATTATTAGGAATGGAAAAGGTGACATCATTGCTCTTTATCCTTTGATGCCTAATAAGATGCAAGTTGATAGAGATGAAAATGGTGAACTCTACTACATTTACCAAAGAAGCAGTGATGAAGGAAAAGCTAAAGATGCTGGACAAGTAATTTTAAGAAAAGAAGATGTCCTTCATATTCCTGGTTTAGGTTTTGATGGCTTGGTTGGTTACTCACCAATTGCAATGGCAAAGAACGCTATAGGACTTGCAATAGCTACAGAAGAATATGGTGCTAAGTTTTTTGCAAATGGTGCTGCTCCTAGTGGAGTGCTAGAACATCCTGGAACGATTAAAGATCCAAGCAAAGTAAGAGAAGCTTGGCAGTCTCAATTTGGTGGAAGTGGTAACTCTGGAAAAGTCGCTGTTCTTGAAGAAGGTATGAAATATACTCCTATTTCAATATCTCCTGAGCAGGCACAATTCTTAGAAACCAGAAAATTCCAGATAAATGAAATAGCGAGAATTTTTAGAGTCCCGCCTCATATGGTTGGTGACTTAGAAAAATCTAGCTTTTCAAATATAGAACAACAGTCATTAGAGTTTGTTAAATATACACTTGATCCTTGGATTATCCGTTGGGAACAAAGTTTGAACAGAGCTCTTTTGCCTAAAAATGAAAAAAATAAATATTTCTTCAAGTTCAATGTTGAAGGTTTGTTACGTGGCGATTATCAAAGCAGAATGCAAGGTTATGCTACTGCAAGACAAAATGGCTGGATGAGTGCAAACGACATAAGAGAACTTGAAAATCTCGATAAGATTTCCGCTGAAGATGGTGGGGATCTTTATTTAGTTAATGGCAATATGCTCCCATTAAAAGATGCTGGAGCTTATGCAAATAAAGAAAAGGAGGTATCAACCGATGAAGTTTTGGAATTGGATAAAGGTACAAGACAGCGAAACGGACGAAAGAATACTTGAACTTAATGGAACAATCGCTGAAGAGTCATGGTTTGATGATGACATTACACCACGAATGTTCAAAGAAGAGTTATTGAGTGGAAGTGGACCTATCACCATTTGGATTAATAGTCCTGGTGGAGACTGTATTGCTGCAAGTCAAATTTATTCAATGCTTATGGACTACAAGAGTGAAGTCACTGTAAAGATTGATGGAATAGCGGCTTCAGCAGCTTCGGTTATTGCAATGGCTGGTAGTAAAGTCCTGCTTGCACCGACAGCACTTATGATGATCCATAATCCATCAATAGCTGCCTTTGGAGACCATAGAGATATGGCAAAGGCAATAGAACTACTTGATGAAGTAAAAGAATCAATTATTAACGCTTATGAAATCAAGTCAGGTCAATCAAGAACAGTCCTATCTCATTTAATGGATAACGAGACATGGATGAATGCAAATAAAGCGATTGAGTTAGGTTTTGCTGATGGCATTTTGGAAGATGCAAAAAAGCAAGTGCCTGCCAGTGCTTATGCTTTTGCCTCTCGTGAATTTGAAAAGAAACTGCTTAATAAGATGGCTGTTAAAGAAGTACCAGCTTCTAAAACTGGTCGCTCTGTCAGCGAATTAAAAGACAAACTAGTCACAATAAAAAAATTTATTTAGGAGGAATTAAACGATGACTATTAATGAATTAATTGAAAAGAGAGCTAATCTTTGGAAGGCTATGGATGCATTCCTTAAAGCTCAAACAAACGACAAAGGTGTTCTTTCTGCTGAAGATGATGCAAAGTACACTGAAATGGAAAAAGACTTCGATAACTTAACTAACGAAATCAAACGTATGGAAAGAAAGAATGCTATCGAAGCAGAACTTAGCAAACCTGTAAATGCTCCAATTGTTAACAAACCTATGGTTTCTGATGATGAAGAGAAAACAGGCATTGCCTCAAAAACTTATAATAAAAACTTCTGGAAAGCTATGAGAAACAAAACAGTAAGACCTGAAGTTGCTGATGCTCTTCATATCGGTACTGACAGTGAAGGTGGCTATCTCGTTCCTGATGAATTTGAACACACTCTTGTTGAAGCATTAGAAGAAGAGAACATCTTTAGAAAACTTGCTCATACAATTACAACTTCTAGTGGCGATAGAAAAATCCCTGTAGTCGCAACTAAGGGATCAGCTTCTTGGGTTGATGAGGAAGGCACTATTTCTGATAGTGATGATACATTTAATCAAGTATCTATTGGTGCTTATAAACTTGGTACTCTTATCAAAGTTTCAAACGAACTTTTAAATGATAGTGCATTCAATCTTGAAGCATATATTTCTAAAGAGTTCGGTAGAAGAATTGGTAGCAAAGAGGAAGAAGCATTCTTCACAGGTAATGGTACTGGCAAACCTACTGGTATCTTTAATGCAACTGGTGGTGCTCAAGTTGGCGTAACAACTGCAAGTCCAACAGCTATCACTGCTGATGAAATTATCGACCTTTTCTATTCATTAAAAGCTTCTTATAGAAAAAATGCTGTATGGGTTTTAAATGACGCAACAGTAAAAGCTATTAGAAAACTTAAAGATGGAAATGGTAATTACTTATGGCAACCTGCATTAACTTCAGCAACACCAGACACTTTACTTGGAAGACCTGTTTATACATCAAGCTATGTACCAACTATTGAAGCAGGTGCTAAAACTATCGCATTTGGTGATTTCAATTATTATTGGATCGCTGATAGACAAGGTAGAAACTTCAAAAAACTTACAGAACTTTATGCTGCAACAGATCAAACTGGTTTCGTTGCCACACAAAGAGTCGATGGCAAACTAATCCTTCCTGAAGCAATTAAAGTTTTACAACAAAAAGCCTAAGGAGGTATTATCATGAGCTACAACGCAAAAAACTATACCGAGCAAGGCGGTGAAAAAACCGTCATTGGAGGAACATTAGAGATCTTAGAGGGAGCAACCGTTAAAGGACTCCCTCTTCCTGTTGCTGACAATGTCAAAGAAAGCACAGCAGGAACTGTATCAGCTCTTAAAGATGATTTGAATGAATTAATCTTGAATCTAAAAGAAGCAGGAATTGTTAAAAAAGATAATTTCACTATTGATTCAAATTTAATTCCAAATCCAACCGATCCTGAACTAGTTGTTAATCACTCAAAAGTTACAGAGATTACTTGTAATAATGATTTGATTACTATCGTAGTTCCTTTGAAAGAACTCACTGCATATCCATCAAGTGATCCATCACAAGGAACACATAAATGGTTAGGTCTTGAAATTAAAACAGGACTTACAAGCATTGTTGGTATTACTTATAACGGAAGCTATGTTCTCAACGAAGGTGATGCAACAGAA